TTTGTAATATAAACACCATATGCAGTAACCGTGGTTGACGCTATATTTTCTAACGTAGCATCTGGAATGTTAACCAAATAAGTCCCTACTCCCCCAGTGCCTGTAAGAAGCGCAGCAATCCTAGCGCCAGCAGCAAGACTAACTCCATCTGTTAAGTATTGTCCAACGGCTAAAGTACCAGAAGTAACCCCAGTCACAGTCATTACGTTATTTGTGATACTAGCAGTAACTACAGCAGATTCATACCCAGTACCAAAAAGGTGCGAACCAACCGTCAGCGTTCCTGTAATAGAAGAAACCGTTAAAGTTGTAGCAGTCCTAGCCCCAGTAAAACTAGCCGTGGTGTCGTCAAGAATAATCTGATTGCTGTAGTCAATTTGACTAAATGATATGGGAGATGGGTAAACAGTAGATCCGAACTGGCTAGTATTGTCTTGAAACGACCCGCTAGGGAATCTTAAAAACGCCCCGCCCGTATTAGAACTAAATGGCTGGGCAAAATTATCTATCTGGTTAAAGTACAGACGCAGGGCATTTAAGAACTGATCTTGGTACTGCTGGCGATAATCTACAGGCGCAATGGGTAAGTTAGGCGCTTTTGGCGGTCTAAGATTTAAGGTCTTAATCTGAGGGTTGACTGCCATCACCTACGCCCGTCATTGCGAATATCAATCCGTGGGCTACCTAACTGCCATGCTACACCCAGCGAATCTGACTCAATCCTAAAGGCAAGCTGGCGACCACGTAGGCGGGTATAGACTTGACCAGTAAACTCTTGGATGTTGTAGACAGAAGCGGTAGAAAAGTTATCTCCGCTAATTACTTCTGGATTATCTGCCGTACCATAAGGTGTTCCAGAGTTTTGACGAGGCTTAACCTTCATTGTGACGTAAGGATTATTGACGTTTGAACCATTAAAGTTCACGTCAGGTAGGATACGCCAGACAAACCCAAAGTTGTGTCCATCCCCAATATCAAAGTCAGAAGACTGTACATAGGCATTAATTGGTACAGGGGATGTACCCGATACATCATCTACTGCAGATTCGTGGAATAGCATCCTGCTGTTGTAGTCAGCAGCCATAGGGTATTGACGTAAGCCAGAGTCTAACCAAGCCGTGCGTCCCATTGTGCCATAGTACCAAGTACGCTCTAGGTAGTTATAAATAATGTACTTATTTATGACATTACTTCCCTGTGAGCAGTAGAACCACCATACTTCGTTGTAGCTCTCGTTGCCACCACAGAATACTTGGAAGGCTTGTTGTTTGTTAATATCCTCAAAGGTGTACTGCCAGAGCGAGCAAGGTAGGGTCTCAACACGACCTGAGTACATATAAAACTTATCAACACCCATCCAATACGTTACGTTATTAATCGTAATCATGGCATTTGGAGACATAACAGATATGTTATCCATAAGGATTTGGAAGCCCCAAACATACGGCGGTCCTAGGTATTGCATGGAGTAAATAGCAGCATCTGTCCACACTAAGATCTCTTGGCGGGTAGCACGGGCGCCCATAATAAATGAGCCGTTAGATAACCTAAATTCACCTGACTGATTTGTTACTTGAGGAACCCATTCATAAGGGTTTTCTTGGTCAGACCAACGCACTAGCATCGGGTCAAAGGTTGTAGCTGCAGTATTTGGGTCGTATGGATTGGCGCCCATGCAAATAACAAAACGTTGAATTGCTGAAGATAAAACTTGTAAAGTAGCGGTTGGAACTCTTGTACCGTCATACCCAGCAGCGGTAGACTCAACAGAAAGAAATTGTGCTCTTGTAGTTAAACCGCCCGCTGCGTTACTAGGATAAGTGCTTCCAGCTGGGATCCAGTAAAAAATAGACCCCCCACGAGGAGCAATAAATAAATCTTGCCCATAATTGTCGTTAGTCCAAAGACGTAGCTGTTCTCCAATATTAGACGCAGGATACGAATCACCCCAACCATGAGTACCAGTCTGAGTATAGGCAATGACGTTACCACCACCTGCAGCTACGTTAGATGTTGCATTAGCCTGAACCGTAATAGTGTATGCGTTGGCGTTGGCAACTGTGGGGTAGAACAATGTATTTAAAAGAACAGATGAAACCCCGCCTGTATTTGCAGCGTTGGAAAAAATAACTGCTTTGCCGTTAGTTAAACCATGGGCTGTCTGAGTTACTGTAACTACGTTACTTCCAGTAGTTGTTTTAAATGGGTTGGTTAAGTTGGTTGTTACCCCTGTAACAGGCCAAGGCCCAGCGCCCCATCCAGTACCCAAAGTGTATGTATTTAGACCAATAGGTTGTTGGTAAGCAATGTCGGTTGCAGAACCCCCATTACCTGTATCTGAAGCGTTTGCGGTGGCCGAGACAATAATAGTATAAGCAGTTGAATTAACTAAAGAATTAACAGCAAACTCATTGTTTAAAACTGTAGCCGTTATATTTCCACCCAGACTAACCGCACTAGAAATAGTAAGGTAATCCCCCACGGAAGGGTTATATGTGCTGTCAATAACCGTAACTACATTAGAGCCGTTTGTTGCTACAAAAGCATTTGCCACGTTAGCTGAAGTAACTACCACAGGGGTAATGTCGTTGTACGTACCACCCTGCTCAACATAGTACTTAACAGTTGTACCAACACCCAGATAATTAGATCCTGCTAACGTAACCCAATTCCATAACGCCCGTGCCAACCCCAAGAATTGAGCATTAGCCATGCGGCTCCAACCACCAATCTTCTCAGGAAAACCAGAACGAAAGCGCACCTTGTCGGCATCGTACCAACCACCCTCATTGGAGTAGTCTGTACCTTCTCGGTTAAGCCCTGGTCTAAATTGAAGTTTTTGTAATGGCATACGGGTTTACCCTTAGACGTATTGACGTGTTCCTGATTTGTCAATGATAAGGGCTTGCCGTCTTGGTGTCATGTCTTTTGTGTTAGGAACTGAGATATGTGTCCAACGGTCAAACTCACGAATAATCTGATCGTAAGGTAAGTTTGCACCTATCACAGCCTTAACAACTTCATCTGGCGTCATGCCTGGTACACGAAGATCAGCAGCGCATCCAATACGGTGTTGACTAGTATCTTTAGAACCTACGGCATCATTAACTTCTTTGCAACGAAACGCCGAATTAATCATGACTGGCTTACCGCCTATGGCTGTTTTAACTTCTTCAAGAAGCGCAGCCAAACGTACAAGGTTAGCCATTTCAGAGGCATTAGGAGTATTGTCAAATTGACGATGGTCTGTGTGGGTCAATTCGTCTAGGGTGAAGTGTTCACTTAGGTTCATTTTTGCCTTTTGCCTTCATATCCATAATCTTCTCCAGCGTACGTCCACCAAAGTAAAAAGACATAATGAGCATGCCCCACTGTCCAAGCAGTTCTACATAGTTGTTGTTTACCTCAATATCGGCAGCAGATAGACCAGCAAAACTAGTGTAAACAACCAAAATAAAAACAAGCGTCATAGGGCGAATGTTTTTAGACAGCCAGCTATCGCTAGCCATGTCGGCTTCATGCCGTTTAGTAAGTTCTTGCTGCTCTGCAGTATCTGCTGCAATCTTAGCCAGCTCACCGTTTTGTTGCATCTCCAGCAGTTTAAGTTTGGCTTGTTCAGCCTGTGCTGGATCAGGAAATACCTTGTCTAGTATTTTGCCGCCAATATCAAGTAGTGCGCCTAGTGGAAACATTTAAAAAGCTCCTAAAATAAACTTTAGCCACAACGTTACAATTAGTGCGGCAAGAAAACAATAAAACTGTACTCGCCTTACCGCCTTTAAATCATGCTGGAACTCTTCGTTGTCCTTACGTTCCATGTTTTCAATATCTAACTTAATCCTTAACAACGCATCCCACTCTTTAGCACCGTACTGTTTTACAAACTTAATCTTTAAATCAGCCTCCTCATCGGAGATTTGTTTCTTATGCTTCCACTGCTCTAGCGCTCTAATCAGCGCTCGTTCTTTCTTAAATTCTGCTTCCCGTCTTGCCCGTATGCGCTCTTGCGCCTGCTGCTGGGCTACATCTACTGCATCTTTTTGAATACCTTCAATCTGCTTAGAAACGGACTTACCCGCCTCACGAGCAGAATCCAGCCCAGAACTAAGCCCCTTTACCCCTTCGGACAGCCCTAATGGATCGGACATATATCAAAATGTTGCTCCGCCAGAAGATAAATTAGCAACCACAATGGCTACGTGTTGCTCAGGTTCTTCAAGGCTGTGACCGCAATCGCTGCACATTTTGGCAGCTAGTTCAGCCTCGGAAACATCGTATCCACAGTTAGGGCAATAGATCTCAATAGTGTGGCGTGGTTTAAATTCAGAGCCTACTAATTCGTCTGCAATTTCTTTAATCATTATTTTTCCTTAGCTATATTCGTAGACAACAATAATCCCGCTACCGCCAGCAGCGGCGCTACCAGCATAACCATTACCGCCACCTCCACCGCCATATATACCAGCAGTTGCTGCAGCAGCGTATCCAGCTCCTGCTCCAGCCACGCCAAAAAATGCGGGTTTACCGCCTTGAGTGCCTTGAGTGGAAGAGCCGTTAGCACTAGCTGTTTCACCAGGTATGTTTAAATCTCCACCACTTGCAGCTCCGCCAACACCACCTGTTGGATATCCACCAGCATTTTGACCAACACCACCGCCAGCGCCAACTATTGTGGTGTTAAAAACTGAAGCCCCGCCAGCAGTATTAATCGCACCGCCCGAACCAACAGCTCCACTAATTGAAGATATAGATGTCACATCTATTAGTTTAATTGCGCAGCCACCACCTCCACCGCCACTCGTTGTCGTTGTCCCACCAGCTTGTTGCCCACCACCGCCACCACCAATAACGTAGACATATATCTTTTTTATTCCTGATGGTCTAGTCCATGTAATTGAACCAGCAGTTGTAAAGTACTGAACAGAAACAAACCCACCTGCGCCACCAACAGGGGTACTGTTAGCCAAAACAAAAGCCGTAGTAGCTATCTGAGTTGTGTTAGTTCCAACAGTAGCAGTCGGCGCTGTAGGGGTTCCTGTAAAAGCTGGGGATACTGAAGAAATAGCACCGCTAAATGTAGCATTTGCAGCGTTTACTGTCGTAGCAGTTACTGTTGTTGCGTTTACTGTTGTGGCATTAGCAGTTGTAGCTGTTAAGGTGCCATTTATAATAAAGTTTCCAGATGTGCCTGTGTTTCCAGCGTAAAAATTAGTGCCATCACAGTAGACAAGAGTAGTAACGCCATTTGGTATATTTACGCCTGTACCAGAAGCACCAATGACTCGGATTGCGTAACCACCTGTAGTGTTATTAACAATGGTATAAAGCTTTTCTACAACAGGAGGTATAAGGTCTCGTATCGCATTGTTTGTCCCAGTAATCACTAAAACCGCATTACGAGCTTCGTTTGTTATACCGTTAAAGTTAGTAAGGGTGTAGTTAGCATCAGACATAACAATAGATTGCACACCTGTAATAGCCTGTTCAAGCAAAGTGCCTAGATTGGTATTGGTGGTCTGACCCCAAAGACCTGCTTGATCGCCATCCCCCATCAGGGTTAGTTTTAAACTTGGTGAATATGTACTTGCCATAATTTATCCTTAAGCAGCTATTACTTCTGTCCAATTTGGGTTTTGCGCCGTATCAACAAGACCCCAAACATTTACCCTATTTAATCTAACAACAGCCCTAAATCCAGTCAAATCAACTACAGAATCTGCGGTTGCCGCAACTGTGCCTACCCTACCAACAGCATAAACACCTGTTACGTTAACATTACCACTAGCCTGTATATCAACATTACCAAGCCTACCTACTGCATAAACTCCAGTTAAAGCAATGGTAACGCTTTCAACTATTGAAACATTGCCAACTTGACCTACAGCATTTACACCTGTTAAATCAACGGTGCATCCAAGGCTTAAATTAACATTGCCAACTCGACCTACTGCATTTACGCCCGTTACATTAATGGTAGCGCCAAGACCTACAGCAACTGTGCCAACCACGCCAACAGCCGATACTCCAGTTAGTTGAACTGAAATACCTTGGCTCGTATCGCCTACATCAGCAAACGGAGCGCCAGCATAAGGTGAAAAACCAAAAGTCATTTTACGACCAAAGTCCTAATTTTTTATAGTACATTTGGGTAGTTAAATTAAATACACCTCTGCTTGTAGCCGGAGCTAGTAAATAAATTATTCCACCTGGATATTTCTTAATCATAATGTTACCTCTACCCAGTTAATTGTTGGTTCATCCCACCGATAGTTTTTTCCGTCATTTGGATATGGTACAGGCGGGTCAAATCGGCAAGTAAATTCATTAAATGTCCAAGAAGCGGGACCATTAATTGCAGCAAAATTAGCTTTAACTTGGTCTTGAAGCGCAACTATTTCTTCTCTTGTCATTAAGTCACATGTATGTACGTCTGCCCAAACGCCGTCGGGACGTTTCTGATAACTTACTCTGTGATTTTTTTCGTATGGGCCAGGGGTTGATAAAGCAACACGCTCAAAACGAGCAAAGTTACTTGGTAGGTTATTAGTATCAATATGCGGGAACGCTTCCCGAAGATTGCTACCCACTATTGGGTGATTTACCGCATTTCCGTTTTCATCTACTTGAATAAAAAGTTCCATACTATTTCCTTAAATTAAAGATCGCCAGCATTACTTGGATATGATCTTGGTGTTCCAGGGACTGGTCCTTGCCACATTATTCTTACTGCACCTAAAGATCCATAACCAGGACTCCATCCTGATGCACCACCGCCACCATAATTACCGCCATAGCCGCCGGTAGTAAACATACCACCACCAGTACCACCAGCGCCGCCGCCTGAACCGCCGCCACCGCCACCGCCAGCACCGGCGCCAGCTCCACCGGTACCGCTTGCGCCTATACCAGTAAGTCCAACACCGCCGCCACCGCCACCGCCTGCGCCGAAGTAAGGGGAACTATAGTTATAAAAACCGCCGCCACCGCCGCCACCGCCGCCTCCAGAACCATTACTTCCCGTATCACCACCATCACCACCATTACCTGTATAACCACCAGCACCGCCAGCACCAGTAGATGATGTATAAGGCCCACCGGCGAATCCGTTGTACGCAGATCCTCCCGTACCACCATTACCACCACCGTCACCTGTATAACTGCCACCAGTACGTGTAATATTCCCTCCGCCACCGCCGCCAGATACAAGGCCCGAACTTATAAAATAAGAAATTGCACCGCTCTCCTGCTGTGCAGCAGAAGCAGAATTGTAATTAAGGTCACCTGCGGCAACGGTGTATCCAGTCCCTGGAACTACAGCAATATTATTTTTCCATCCTAAACCACCTCCTCCAGCGCCGTTAGCACCAGTTGTGGTTGAATTGTATCCGGCGTTACCATTACCTCCAGAACCTACACAAGCTACGCTAACAGAGGTTACACCGGGGGGACAAACCCAAGTGTACATAGAAGAACCACGAGAGTAGGAGTAGGTACCAGAATAGTATTGTTGCCCTGGTAGAGTTACTCCAGGCCAAAATCCTGAACCAGCTTGTTGCATTACTTGTGCAGGAGTATAAATTCCACTGTAGGTTGGCATTAAATATCCCCCGTATTAGTCGATGGGAAAGAACGTGTTATTGTGCCTGTCGCTGGGTAAATAATCCTGACTGCGCCTGATGCGCCTGTCATGTAATTAGTACAAACTGCGTAAGACCCGCCTCCGCCGCCACCATATAAAGCACCTTGGTTACTGTTAGGTGCAGGTGCCGTTTGTCCGCCCGATCCTCCCGTGCCGTTTTTTGTGACTTCATTACCACCCGAGCCACTTGTATCGTAGCCGCCAGCACCGCTTGCGCCCTGTCCTAAAACTCCAACTCCGCCACCGCCACCGCAAATACCAGTCTGATACCCAATGCCACCGCCACCTCCTCCGCCAGAGCCTGCTCCGCCAGTAGTGTATACTCCTGCAGCGCCACCATTTCCAGAATATCCACCAGCACCTCCGCCGCCACAATAACTGTTTGTAGCGCCGCCATTACCACCACCATCTGCCGCACCGCCAATTGTTGAACCTGTGCCACCAGTAAATGATGCTGTTTGACCACCGCCAGCAAAAAAATAAAAAGCATCAGTGCCGTTGGTGCCAAAGTATGAGTCTGGACCAACAGTATTGTAGTAACTAAGTCCAGCAGCAAATACAGCAATTGACTGCCCGGGAGTTACAGCAATATTGTTTTTATATCTAAGGCCACCGCCGGCGCCACCATTATACGAACCGTACCCAGCGGCACCTCCTCCGCCAACACAAACCACGCTTACGCTTGTAATACCTACTGGAACAATAAATGTAAAAGTACCAGCCGAATATAATCTTTGGCCTTCAACGCCGGGGGTTATGGCGTTACTTACAGGGCTTCCAGGGCTTTCACCAAAAGCATTAATTGCGGTTACTTGAAATGTATAAGATTGACCGTTAGTTAATCCAGTTATTGTAAGTGGTGAAGAAGCGCCAGTAGCCGTAAAATTCCCTGGTGTTGACACAGCTCGATACCCAGTTATAGCGCCGTAAGCTGAACTAGCCCCAGAAAAACTAATTTCCGCAGACATATTTCCTTTAAGAGCAGTTACAGTAGTTGGCGCAGTAGGTGACTTAGGGCCGACGTATGCTGCATTAATGAAAGAAGCAATGTATCTATCAGTCATTAGCCTGCTCTTTAGGTTATTGCTTCGTAAGACGCTGTAAGTTCAATGGCGTTAGTTGTACCTGAAGTTACAACAATTGATTGCGCCTCGCCAAGATAAATTGCGGTAGATTTGTCAGAAAGAATCAATGTGGTATTAGCAGGTACTTGGATTTGAAACGCAATTCGATATGCTGTTCCGCCACCACTTACTGCGCTGTTAACAGAAACAGTTATGGTAGCGGCTGTACCTGTAACGTTTGCTGCCATAATGTAATCAATTCTATTTACCGTACCAACGGCTGGAGTAAGCGAAGTCCAAGTTGTTGCACTTGTTGCAGTTGGTATTAAATAGGTTACGTTACCGTAGATTGATGTTGCGTTTAGTATATTGGGGTTTGCCATTGTTTTTCCTTAATATCCAAAAAGTATTGCAAATGCCAGCGCTGTAGCTTTGGTAGCGCCAGAAGACGTTGGAGTAGAACTCACCCACCCAGACCCATCTGAAGTTAGTACGTTGCCTGCTGTTCCTGGCGATGTTATTCCTGTACCCCCACGAGCTGCTACTAAAGTTCCACTAGATACATTAGAAGCATTAATAGCCGATAACCCAGAACCATCTGCGGTAATTACCCCAGCAGCAAATTCACCAGAAGATCCACGAAGAACAATAGTAGAAGTACCGTTACTAGAAGAAGCAGTCGTTCTTGCATTGTCAATAGTCCCACTAGAAACATTAGACGCATTAATAGCTGATAAAGCAGAACCGTTAGCAGTAATTACCCCAGCACTAAAGCTGCCAGATGAATCACGCAAAACAATTGTAGACGCCCCGTTAGCAGAAGCCGCTGTAGTACGAGCATTGGCAACCGTACCAGACGAAATGTTAGAAGCGTTGATTGCTGTAATAGCTGTACCGTCACCGCTAAACGAAGCAGCGCTAATTACATTAGAGCCAAAGTTGCCAGAGGCATCACGCAGTACTATTGTGCTTGCGCTATTAGATGTACTACCCGTAGTACGGGCGTTAGATATAGTACCGCTGGTAATGTTTGAAGCGTTAATGTCGGTTAGAGATGCACCATTAGCGGTGATATTGGTAAAGTTACCTGTTGTTGCATTAACTGTTGTAGCTGTAACCACGTTGGCATTAAACGACCCATTAGAATCACGCAATACAATTGTGCTTGCTCCGTTAGCGGAAGCGGCGGTTGTTCTACCGTTGGCTAAAGTACCTACAGAGATACTTGAAGCATTAATTGATACGTTAGCAGCGTTAGTTAATTGGCCTTGAGCATTAACTGTAAATTGTCCAACAGCCCCATCGTTACCATATTGAGCTGCAGTAACTGCTGTATTAGCAACACTAAACGTTAAGTTAGAAAGGTTTAATCCTGTTCCCGCTGCATAAATCTGTGCAGAGCTAATCTGCGCAAATGTGATATTGGTTGTACCAAAAGTAATCGTACCTGATGTATTGCAAATATAGGTTCGTCCAGCGCCTGTATTACCAGAGGTTACAAAAAATGCATCGCCTTGACCCAACTTAGTAGGGCTAGCTAGACCAAAAGTATCGGCATCGGTTGCACGGGTTAAAACCCATTGTGCAGAAGCGTTGCCTGGGTTAGTAACTGTATAGACACCGTTTTGCACCGCATTAGCCTGCGCATAAACCAAAATACGAGCTGTATTAGATACGCTTACACCATCAATTACAAGTGCTGCATTAGCTCCGTTATTAGTTAAAGTTGCGCCTACGCCATTACCAGCACCGTTTGGCTGGACGTATACAGCGTTTAAAGATACATCTTCTTCAACTAAAACAGGATCGTGGTACGAAATACCTGTTGAGAAAAGCCCGTCAACATAGGTCTTATTGGTAATATCCGTGGCATTGGCAGCATTAGTACTAATTGTTCCAGACGTCATGACTACGTTAGAAGCATTAATGTTAGTAAACGCAATAGTGTTTGCGCCATTACCAAACGCCTCAACTCTATTAGTAGCTTGGTTTATATAAACTGCTTCACCAGCTGGTTGGGTAATAAATACCTCAAGACCACTTGCACCTGCAGTAAATGGGACTAGTGAACCTGAATTAGATGAGGAAAGAACCGTATTCCTAGCTAATGTAGCTGGAGACGTAAACGTACCAACACCAACTTCCCATTCGGTATCAGAACCAGAAGTTAAGTTGTGGATGGTGTAATAAACGGTAGAACCAGTAGCTATGGTGGCATTAAACGTTTGATAGCCAGGAAATGCGCCACCAAGCGTAATACTGCCTGTGCCAGAGCTAGAGCTAGTTTCTTTAACCCTATCTTTTAAGACCAAAGCCATACGGCCTCCCTAATTACGAAGCGGTCAAACGAATAATTGCATTACTTGCGTCAGCAGTTGGGAAGTTCACTGCAAATGTGCCATTAGTAGAAGTCTTATCACCACCAAAAGACAATACGCATACTGCTGCGTTTGATACATTTGCGTTATAAATTAAAGCCCCAGCCGCAGTAATAGTTGCATTTGCCCAAGAAGTATTAGCAAACGAGATAAAAGCTACGTTTCCAGTATTTGTTGGGGTTACGCTAACTGACAAAGTATTACCACCAGCAGAATAATTGCCAGTAGACGCTACTTCATTAGTTGCTGAATAAGCAGTTGTGTTCTCGTTAATAGTAGCCGAGCTGGTATACAGGGCTAACTTAAACGTATTTGCTGAAAAGTTTTGCTGACCATTCAAGAGTTGAACCTTGAACGATGTAGCCATTGCTTGAGTAATTGGCATTTCTTGCTCCTAAAAAATTATCTTACGGGTCCAGGTACAGGCAATCGTAATTGTCCATCACGGTATGCACTACGTCTATCTTTACCATCACCCAAATCTTTGAGTAACGCTAAGGATTCTTGGTACTTCTGTTCATAATACGTAACTAAATCTTGCTCTCCCTTTTGGAAGATGATAGCTTCACGCAACGAACCATACAATAAAACGCTTTCAAAATTATCGCCCAGCCAAGAAGTCCCAGCTGCATTTTGAATATTACTTACTGGCACCGAGAATCCACTTCCAGTACCCCCTATTGTAGAAGTAGCGGCGCTTAAAGAGTTACCAATAAGATATAAAAATCCTGGGTTTACCAAAGTAACTGCGGTTACAGAACCACCCGATACAGTAATCGTGGCTGTACCGTTTAATCCATCTCCGCCAGTCAAAGCTACATTTTCATACGTACCGTTGGTATATCCCGAACCGCCCACAATTGTGCCAAAACCAGCAATACCACCCTGCACAATCGTAGTAGGGTAGTAGTAATAATGTAATTCAGTCTGGTAACTACTATCTGGAGTCGGCCCAATAAGATAGCTATAGGGTAAAAACTGAGCATAGTACTTAGGGGTGCCAGTATCGGTAGGGTTTGGGTATGCCTCACGGATAAAGTTAACGTCTTTATCAATTAAGTACGTGTAGTTGCCGGTTGCATCAATTACAGCAAGGGAAAAAGACGCCAAATAGTCATTAGGCAAGGCTAAGTAGCTATCGCCAGAGGTAAAGTTACCAATGACGTTTTTACGGATAGCAGGTATCTGAACAGCGTTATAAACACGCTCTTCGCAAAGTTGTACAAAATTCGGTATGTTCTGAACAAATAACTGCTCAGTCGATTCCGTGTACGCTTGGATAGCTTCAGATAGCTGCTGGAAGTTCATTAGCCCATCTTCCCGCTAGACATTTTGCCTTTAGTAGCAGCGCCAGTACCACGCATTTGAATCTTGCCGTAGCGATTCTCAGGAGGGTAATTGCCCTTACTAATACCAGCAACAGACATATTCATCGTGTCAATTACTTTGGCACCAGGAGTATAAGCACTATCTGCCACAATGCTACTAGCTTTACCGTCCATTGTGTGCGGTGCAGCATAAACCTCAGCAGGTCCTACTTCCTTACCGCCTTTTTTCATAGAGAACTTAGCCATTATCGACCTCTTCCTGATTTCTTCTGGTTCATAATACGAGCCATATTGCGACCCATGGCCTTCATATTTTTGTTCATTGAGCTGGTGCTTTTCTTTGGCCCCTTCTCAATACCTACTGATGGACCAGAGTCACCTAAGTTTTTACCTTCGGTTTTACCCGTCTTAGTAACGCCATCTGCGCCTTTTTTGTACATTTTTAACTCCTTAAGTTGTTGTTACCGTTACTGTACCAAGAATTACTTGTTGTACCAAGTCATTTGGAGTTAAACCTGCATCAGGACCTCTACTACCCCCGACTGGATTCCACCCCCACTGAAACACCCTACTACCTAATTCTGGACTTCCAAACCCATCTGGGCCAATACCCGTCTGGTTAATCTGCAAGCCACTTTGTCCTGATACTAAATAACTCACGTCTGGTCTTGGCTCCCGTACCGCCTGTGGGTCATTTACTGGATACAAGCCTAGAGACAACTGAGGCTGATCTGGATCCCAACAAGACGGGCAAACCTTAACTTGGTATGGTTTTGTCTTTAATATCTGTATCTTTAACTCCGTAAGCTTATATCGCTGCGCACATCTGTCGCACTCCGCAATGGCATATTTACCTGAAGAAAACTTATTTGGCATGGCATATCATCTGTAATAAAACATATTGCGTGGAACTATACGGATTGAGGCTGTTTCTCTATCTTCGTCCGCAGCTAACTGCCATTGTTGTTCATAGTCGGCTTTGAGCATTATTATCCTGTTTGGATCAACCCCAGGCATTTTAGTGCTTAGCTGATAAGCCAGACCAGCAGTCATACAGGGTATAAATCGAAATGGAATGTCTTGAGTTCTGATACCACTTCCAGCGTCTTGGATTCTACGCATTCTGTAATATACAAATGTGTACTGATCGCCAGGTGGGTTAGGAGTAGGCCAGACGTTAACACAGGGCAAGTTATTGGTATATACACCCGCAGCCGTTAAGTGGCTTGCTGCTGTAGTGCCGTTCTGACCACGCCAAGCATTAATAATCTGATTGCCTACAATGTTCTGATAGCCAATGGTTTCATTGTCAATATTAATAAAACCTTGAGTTGGGATACTAGCCGCATTAACTAGGGTAATAGTTGTATCGGTTGCGGTAATAGCGCCATTTAAAGCAGTCTGTGGAACGGTTGCGACATTACCTGACTGTCTGTTAAACCAAACCTGGATTGGACGCCCATTAGCGTTTTTATTGGGAATGGTAAGGTAAGTAGGTTCACTAATACGACTAATATTGATGTCAATTTGGTTGTTGCTCTGACCATTATTAGTACGCACTACGGTGTCTAAAAGGTCAACTGTATCGACGGGAATAGGGTAAATAGCCTGCCCAGTGTTCATTACAAACTGCCCTTGCTCTACAGTCCACAAGTTAATACCACGATTAGCCCACTCAATCGTCAATAGGTTCAAAGACCGCCGTGCAGTACGGAAGTCATAACCAGAGCGAACC